GTGCATCTTCTTTCGGAAATGATGCAACAGAACAACGGCAATTAATAACCTCTTTAGCTGGGCCTCTAGGATCGCCAGGATATAACATTTGACTACCTCCAACGTTAAACGTGTCTTTTTGATTTACTACTTTTCCGTTTGCTTCACGATGTGTCGTTCTTGTTCGCTCGTCTGTTGCTGCTATCCATTCTTTCTGTAAATCTTCGGCTGGAAAAATTGTCTCTGCGGATGCCATTGTTGCAAAATTTGCTGCGTTTGTTGCTTCCGTTCTAACTAATCGCTCCGCCTGGAATGTAGAATAGTTTGTAAATTGATTTCTTAAAATTCTAGTTTTTTCGTCAATACCTGAGTTTTGAAAATCTATATCCGTCATTAGTTGCTGAGTTATTTTAACTAATGTAGATTTCGCCGTTCCACTTACTAGAGTAACCCTTTCAGCACCTACAGCAGAGCCTAAAGCCGCAAAAGTGTTTTGCCATTGGCTAACGTATTGAGACGGATTAACGCCCTTTTTAATGTATTTATCAAATCCTTTTGCATACCATTTCGCAAATTGCAAACCAATATCCTCGTATAAATCACGATATATTTTAATTATATCGCCGGTATAAAATAATAGTTGAAAAGTAGTCTGTCCGTCAGATAAAAAAGAATTAACGCCTTTAAAATACTGATCTTTGTAGTATCTTTTTACTTTAGCTAATTGCTTTTTTTCGGCTTTTTTAAGCTCACTCTCAAAAGCCTTTTGCCAATTGTCGCGGTATAACTTCAATTATTTTCCTTTTTGCTTAAGTAATTTATCAATATCTACATCAATCGGATCAATAGGTATATCTATATCGCTCGGATTGGTAGGTATTAGATTGGCTGGTATAAAATAATCGTCTAAAGTTGTGTTTTCTTCATCCTTTCCGTAGTTCATTGCGGCCCTTTTTTCATTTGGCGTAATCCACCAGGCTTTAGATAACTGCTCTACAACTTTCTCTGTTTCTTCTTGTAATTCAGGAATAACAGAAAAATCAAACTCTACGCATAAATTGTCTCCATATTTGGGAACTAGCCATCTGTTCAGCTCGTCTTTAATTTTAATTAGCTCAGGAATTACAACGTTTTGATATAAAGCCTTTTTTGCTTCTTTTTGGTTATTGTATGAGCTTGAATCTGTATTATTTAACAATTGTACTGGTACATTGTAAATATTACATAAGTCTTTAATAGATGCGTTGTATTGCTCTATTAAAGATACGTCGGCAGCATTTAAACCAAAATTTACCCACGACATTTTATTCGGCGTTATTATAATATCGCCGGCATTGTCCGATCCTTGGTGCTGTCTCCTAAATTTGTCTTTTAATTGCTTTGCTTGTACTTCGCTAATATCTCCCATTTCAGAAGTTAGCAAACCTCTAGCCGTTTGGTTTTGTAAGTATTTTACTCCAGTTTGTACCGCTTCGTTGTTTGTAGTTAGTGAGCGTAAACCGGCGCGTAATGGCGATTGTCCGTATAAATGTGATCCAGTTCCGTCATAGTATGGGTTGAAGTCTTTTATGTGGCAAATCTCAGAAGCATCAATATACTTTGTGCCGTTATAATCTAATTTATACTGTGATATCGGATTCATTAATCCGTTAGATATAATCTCCATATTTTGACTAGGCATCACATACAACTCGCTAAACTTTCCTAAATTATCTCCAGTTTCCGGCCCAATACCATAGATATACCTATTACCGGTTAATTTACCGAATGCGATAATTTCAGTAAGCCAGGAGCTGTAAGATTGTGCTGGGTTTGGCCGTTCTAATAATTTATGTAACTCAGTATTTTGCAATTCTATTAATGCGCTCTTTTGCAACATTGCCGCTTTTCTTATGGATGCTGAATCCATAAATCCTGACGTTAGCGCTTTATACCTTTTATAATCGTTTTCGTTTGTCTTTTCATATACTTGTAGTGGAATTGTTGTCGCGGCCTTAGTTATTAGATTTATTATAGAATAAATTGTCGCGTTTTTTCTATATCCCTCAGTAATATAAGACTCATCATTTTCAGCATTCCAAACAATTGAATTACCTATAAAGCTATAAATAGCTTTGTTGTATTCCTCGTTAGTATTTTGATTTTTGTTTAAACGCTTGAATCTATCGAAAAAAGATGCCATATTTTAAGTAAGTAAATTTTCGTAAAAATACAAAATTTAAACAACAAAGAAATTATTTATTAAGTTTCGCTCAATCGCGTATGATGTACAATCGATATGCTCGTCGTGTTTAGCGTTTGGAAATGTACTTACTTGCTGTAAAAATGCTTCGTTCCAATTGTCTTTAACTAGATAAACTCTACCACCCTCAATAAATGGCGAGGATGCCCTAGCTCGTTCAATTTTAGAGTATCTAACAAAGTTTGTAGTAAGTTCTGAAATATTGTATCTCGTTTCGCGCCTTAACAATTGTACTAACGATTTACCCGATGCTTTAGGCTCTACTAATATTTGAGATACTGGCACACCGCAAGATTGCACAAACGACGTTATAAAGTTTTTTAACTCCGGCATCTCTAAGTATTTATCTATACTTTTGAAAATATATAGATTATCGCCACTTTTACCGCTTATTTGTATTCCAGTCGGATCATTGCGCGTGTCCTTTGTGTAAGCTCCATCGATATACATTTCGTAAACAATATCGTTAGGTAATTCGGCACGATTAACAATATTAAACCAATCCTTTCGCCACTCTCCACCTTCAGGAGGTGATGGAAGTTGTAAGTACTGACCACTAAAAGTATATCTATCCGCCTGGCGTATTGCTTCAAGTTCATCAAACGAATGCTTTTCAGGCCATAAAGCTTTATTATCGTCATCTAATGCCGACAGCTTTAAATGATGCCACTGTTCGCCGCTACCACCATCTAACAAATAGCCGCTTAAATCTTCTTCGTGTAATCGCTGCATAATTACGATAATTGGTACATCTCTATCGTTTACCCTGGATCGTATTGTAGTATTGTATCGATTGTTTATAAAAGAGCGCCTAACGTCTGAGAGAGCGTCATCCGGTTTTAGTGGATCATCTATAATAATAGCGCCACCACTACCAGCACCAAAACCAGTAATTGCACCACCTGAAGAGGTAGCATAAACTCCACCTCCATCTGTTGTGTACCATTTTTTCTGACTTTGAGAGTCTTTTTTTAGTTTTATATCCCACAAACGAGTAAAAGCATCTGAGTTAATATACTCCTTTGTCATTGAGCTATTATCTAGGGCCAACGAATCCGAATAGGATAAATGGATAAACTTTGCAGCTGGGTTTTTTGCCAAACTCCAGGCGATATACATTTTAACGGCTAGCTCAGTTTTTCCGTATCTAGGCGGTATATTTATTATAAGACGCTTTATTTCGCCTTTATGTACTTTGTGAAGCGTATCGGCTAGTGTTTCGTGAAATTTTGCTACTTGAAATTTGTTTCCGGTATTTTCTTTAAAAATATAGCGCGTAAAAAACAAAAGAGAATCCTCACATTTTTGTTTAATTATACCGCTAATACTCATTATTTAAAATATTGTCTATTTTTTTCTGTGCTTCTGTAGATAGTTTACTCGTGCTTATGTCGGCAGTCATTTCAACTTCCTTACGCTCTATGTATCCTCTTTTTTTACCTTTTGTCTTTAAATAAAAAATAGTAGCTGTAGTGTTGCCCTCTTTAATTTGCTTATGCAATTGACTTTCTGCAAAGTCTAAAGCTACGTTTTCGATTTCTTTAACTCCCTTTAAAAAAACATCGTCCTCTTTTATCCATTTGTAGTATGTGCTTCTTGGTATATCTGCCAACTTACAAGCTATTGAAGCAACTCCTAAACTTTGTTCTAATGCTGCTAATAGTGATTCTTTTTTTATGTGTCTACTTTTGTTTATTTTTTTTGTCATAAAGCAAAGTTAAACAAACTATCATAAATAGAAAAACCGAGTCAGTTTTTGGAACAGGACTCGGCTTAAATATCTGTTTTAAACCATAAAACAAATTAAATATTTTGAAATGTAAAGTTAAAAAAATATAAATACATAAAAAACCTCCCATTTCTAGGAGGTTTATTAAATAGCTTATTGGGTTTTTCCCTTTATACACTATTCCACCACGTCTGATGTTTAACTTGTATTTTAAAATAGCTTTAGTACTGATTCTTGTTCTCTTACAATGTCTCTATGGTTTTTCTCGTTAATCTTAAAATATGATTCTTTTAATTCAACTGAGATGCTTTTTCTCCCCATTTTAATAGCCTGAAATCCCTCAGATCCAATTCCGCCAAATGGACTAAGTATAGTATCTCCTTCATTAGAGTATAAATGTATAATTCTCTCTATAGTATCTAATTGAAGCGGACATATATGCTTTTCGTCGTTTCCATCTCTACCACTTCTGTATTGTAAAGTTCTTCTATAATCAACATCCATCCAAACTGGAGATGCATATTTTTGCCACAAATCAACCGGTAAATAGTCAGGTTTGCTTTCGTCTGTTGATTGATGAGTAATTGGCGTTTCATTTTTTCCATCATTTCTAAAAAACAATACATAGTCTGGAATACCTACCCTACTCATTGAGCTATCTTTTTTTATAGTTTTATGAAGTAATCCTAGCGCCTTTGTTCTTTGCATTTCTGTTACTGGATTTTTCCATAAAGTTGTTTTTGCGTGATAAATAAAACCTTGAGCCGTAAACCAATCAATCAACATACCGCTAAAATCTCTTAATCCTATAAATCCTTCTTTGCCTTTTTGTATTGGCAAATCCATACAATGAACGGCACAAATACGGCCGTTTTTTAAAGTCCTTTTAAGTTCCGGTATTAAGTACTTAAAATGTTTTTCAAACTCTTTATAGTTGCTTACATTACCCATATCCTCTGATTTATCAGAATATACATAAAGCTCTGCAAATGGAGGAGAGAAGACTACTAAATCAGCAACATTATCATCTAATTTCGCTACTTCTTGAACACAATCGCCATTTACAATGTGATACTTTTCTGTTTTAATTTCTTTATTGTTTATCATTACATTTGATTTGTTTAATTTATAATCCGCATCAGCTGAATATTTAGCCATTTGCCTAATCATTTCTTTGTGATTTTTTTCCTTTTCTAATATTGAATTTCTTACGTTTACTTGTGATTCAGGAACTAATAAATGAACTGTTACTTTGTTTTTTTGACCAAATCTATAACACCTTCTAACCGCTTGATAAAAAGCCTCAAATTTAAAATCATAAGATGTAAATATCATATTATTACATTGCTGGTAATTCATACCAAAAGAAGCTATTGATGTTTTTGTTATAAGATTAGTAAATTCACTATCTGCGAATCCATTTAAATTTTTGGCTTTTACTTCTGATTTGTCAGAACCTTGTACATTGATACTATTAGGAATAATCTTATTTAATTTAGCAGCTTCGTCATTTTTTAAAGTCCATATTATTGTTTGGCTATTTTCTTTTTTTATAATATCAATAGTTTTATTTATTCTACTTTCAAAACTTCTTTTTAAATCTTTATGCAAATCGGTAGCACTAACAGCCACATCTCCAAATAAATTATTAGTATTATTTTCTACCGGTATTATATGTTCAATATATTCTATTTCAGGTAAATTATAACCATCTGAGCTAAATCCTAATGTTTCAGGATTATCTAAAGACAGAGACCAAGTACAAACGTACTTCCAAAAGCTATCTTTTGCGTGTTTTCTAAGTCTCCATTTTGAAGTTTCTCCGCCATCGTGTACAAAATACATAGCTAACATTTCAAGATACGACATAGCTCCTATAAACTCACTATGCTGACCTAATTCCATATGATCATTTGGAGATGGAGTCGCTGTACAAGCTAATTTATAAGGAGTTGAAGAAAAGCTATCTATTATTAATCTGCTTAATTTTCCATCTCTACCTTTTAAAATACTGCTTTCATCTAAAACTACTCCGGAATACAAGCTGCAATCTATATTTTTTAATTGATCATAATTTGTAATTTCAAATGAATCAGCATTAATACCAAACTTTAACGCTTCTCTTTTAGTTTGCTCAACTACAGCTAAAGGTGCTAAAATCAATACTGGCTGATTAGTGTGTTTATAAATAGCTTCGGCCCAGCTTAACTGCATTAAAGTTTTACCTAAACCGCAATCAGCAAATATTGAAAATCTACCTTTTTGTAGAGCTATTTTAACAATGTGTTTTTGAAAATCAAATAAACTGTTGTTTAATTGTATTTCATCAATTTTAAAACCGCTAGAAATATGTTGTTTTTTTTTACTTTCTAAAAATTTAAGATAATCATTCATTTGTTAAATTATTTAATTAATATGCACCAAAAATAAAAAATTATTTTCATTAATTAAGCATAAAACAAAAAAAACTTTTATAAATAGAAAAACGCCTCATTTCTGAAGCGTTTAACTAATTAATCAAATAGTGATAAAAACAAATAACTATTAACCCCCTAAAATAATAGTTACACAAAACTAATGTTTTTTTTTCAATTACCAAAAATATTTTATATTTATTTTCCGCACATTTCGCAAGTTTCTGTATTATTATCCTTTTCTTCTGTTTCCTCAATTGATAAATCATATATAGGCAAATCTAAACCCCATTCGACTATTTGGCTTACATCCCACTCATTCGCTAATATATCCCAATCCCACTCGCCAAATCCTACATTGTCTTTTATTATAAATTCCTTTTTTTGTTCTTCACTCCATCCGGTAGCTATATCAATCCAAACCTCAAACAGTCCAGCAGATTTACAAGCATTTAATCGCATATTTCCGCCAAGAACAATCATATCTTCATCAACTACTATAGGCCGCTTTTCTAACATCTCAGGAAAAGACTTAATAGACTTGACTAATTTTTTAAACTTTGCGTCTTTTATAAATCTAGGATTTTTTAGATTCTCTTTTACAGATGCAATGTTTACAAGTTTTTTCATTATACCTTCCAGTGTTTGTCGTAAAAGTACAAATATAATTCCCAGCATTTTCGTTGCGCCTCCTCCTGGTCATAAATTTTAGGAGATTCTTTATTTTTTCCGTTATCATTAATTTCAATTTTTAAACCTTTATTTGTTGGTAGTATGCCGACTGTAATATTATTATTTAAGCACCATTGCATAGCTTTACGATGTTTGTCGGATACTGTAATTCTAATTTTTTTCTTTTTTTTAGGCATTATAAAAGAGTTGTTTGGTTAATGTCTTCTTTTCTTATAATACCTAGAGCAGTTTCAAAAATTGTTTTACCAGCTTCATAGTCGACTAGGTTTCTTGCAATTTTATCTTTACGTTGTTCGCCTTTGTAATTACTAATATCTATATCGTGAAATTCACAAAGTTTTCTTACTTCATCTTTACCAGATATTAACCCGCCTTTTCTGTTGCTTAATTTATTAGGTAAATTGAAGTTAGTCCAATATAAATGTCTACCTCTTTTTTTAGCGGGCATTAAAGGCTCATAATATGGGATTACGTTTTCAACACAATACTTACCATTAAAATAACTTTGTAAAAATATTATCTCTTGGTATAGTTTCATATCTGAATATCTTGGTTTTATTTTAGTATTGTATAACATAGCCTTTGAGTGCGTTGGACAAGGTGGAGAACTCCATATAAAATCAAACTCTTTGTAATGGTCTAAGAGATATTGGTGTGCATCTGTAACAACAACTATATCATTAGGATACATTTCTTTGTACATTCTTGCGAGTTCCGGATCAAGTTCAACCGCAGTAACTTCTATATTATCTGCTATTTCATCCCACTTTTTTCTGTTGCCTCCCAGAGACGAATATAGATTTAATATTTTATACTTCTTCTTACTCATTTTATGTATTTTAATTTTTTTTTTTTTTAGGCATAATGTTTGTTTTAATATATCGTAACATAGTTCTTGTGGCACTTTAGATCGTTCGTAATTACCTTTTAATCCTTGTGTTCCTGTTCTGCTTCCTCTTGGTGCTGGTTCGTGTTGACATTTTTTATTGCCATTAAAGCACATTCCTTTAGGCTTCCATCCTTTCTCGTTAAACAAGTCAAATATGTTGTTTGAAAATATGTCTGTTGGCTTCATCCTAGTATCTCCATAACTGCAATAAGTAACGGTCGTTCTGTCCATACCTTTCATAAAATCCATCTTTCTCAACATTGCCCTTGGATTCTCTATGTAATAAATACAGTCCCACTTCTTATATAAGTTATTTAGCTTGATATTCATTCTATCACATTTATCAGCAAAATCTGTTTTAGGTTTACCGTTTTCAAATCTATGATGT